TGTGGTGCTGGTAAACAACCACATCACGGTTTGCTTTCACCCACGAGTTTCGGTTATCAGTTGTCCACTGATCCAAAGCACGGGACACATCTCGAAGAGTGATGGTGTGGACTGCATTAATTGATACCACAACATTGGTATCATCAAGCACGACTTCAATACGAGAAATCTTGTCAGACAGATCTGTTGTTCCATCATACAAGACATTGTCATTGCGAACACCTGGAATTCGACTTCCACCTGTGACAGCAACAACCACCGCTCCTGCATAATCATTACCTTCTGGGTTGGCGAAACCATCACTACCAATCGCACCGGTTGTATTGGTTGCGGCCTCGGCTGTTGGGACAGCGGCACCACTTTCCAACTTCAACATACCTAATGCCAAGTTATCAGCGGCTTCCTGAACAGCATCGGCCCAGTTGTCGGAACTTGTGTAAGCTAAGAACTTCTTGCCAGATGTGAATGAACCATGTTGAGCCATCCAAATCAACTCTTTTGTTGGGTGGTTGAATGACAGTTTAGGTTTGGCAGTTGTTGCTTGAACACCCTCCTCGCCTGTGAACTGAACCTGTTCAATCAAGTATTCATGACCAACCTGAGCAAATCGGCGACGCTCTTCAGAATCCAAGTAAATGTAATCAACCAATAATGAAGCATCTAATAAACTTGGGTTTGGCGGGCTGGTTAAGAAAGCACCAGTGTAGCAGCAAAGTTCGGATGCGGGTCGGAGTTCAAAGTGAACACGAACTTCGTGATACTGTAAGGCAATCAGAGGGAGTGCCAAACCGTTGTTGCGGCAAAACCAGAAATATAATGGAACGTACAATACTTTGCTACGTTTGCAGTATCCTTCACTGTCGGCACTAGATAATTCAGTCAAATCAGCTGTGTCTCCAATCATTTCAGCGTGACCACGATCATGCTCATTGGAGCAAGTTAAGTCATACCATGAGTTCATCCACTGGCCATATTGTTTGTCAATGCGAGATCCACCAATTTCGAGTTCAACTGAATCGATCATGGAGTATCCAAGACGACGGCACCAAGCAAACTTGGTCTCATCGTTAGCACCAGATGGAGCTGAAACATTTGGTAATGTCACAGACAAGTACATCTTTGTAATCAAATCACCGTTACGAGTAATGGTGACAACTGGACGACGACCAAAATCAGCATTACTGAAAGAGTGATCAACCGTCTCAATTGAGAAGTTGGTGTGTCGTCTATAAGCGACTTTGAAAAAGGTAATTTGTGGATTACCTGTCAAATACACGTCTTGTGCACCGTAGGCAACGAGTTGCATTAAACCACCGCCCATTGTTATGTATATCTAATGTATAGAAATTTTTTTTTCTGACGAATTTAATTAATCTATAAGTTTGATTTTAACCCCATGTGTCAAAAAGTATATAGGGTCGTCAATTTAGGGATTTTATCGAGTTCGTTTTTTTAAATCAATTTAATAATTTTATTCAAGAATGTTAGAGTATCTTCATCAGTGTGTTCAAATATTGATTTTGTAAATTTATATTTTTGATTCCCTATTTTTTTTATTTTCCATCCTTGACTCAAAGCATTGTATACAGCTATCACTTGTAATACATATATTATTGTATTGCGATTATTTAACTCCATATTTTTTTATTTAATTATACATGTAGTTAAGATTGATTATGCGTTAAATAGACGTTTATCAATAGAATAAAATAAAAAAGATACATCGCTTAAACAATGGAGATTGAGGATTGAGGATTTCGAATTAATCATTCTGTTCCAATTTACATTATTAAAAATTTGAATTATTAATTAATAGTCATAATTTATTAATTAGTGGTATTTATATCAAACTATGGCATCAGAAGTAGAGTTGATTTCAAGATTGCTTAAAATTGATGCCCCTGTTGACACAAACGGAACATCTTTAGTTTACGATAAACAAGAAAAACTTAATTATCCTTGGTTAAAAACGATTGGTGTTAAATCTGGAATACGTCATAATTTAAATGCCAAAGTAACAAATGGGCAGGGCATTGTTCCTCTCGGTAAATCATTGTATGGTTCTGATGATTATACGTATAATCTTCATCCAAAAATGGGGAGAACTATTCCCCGTGGATATTCAATAGTAGAATTCACCATGGATGATAATACAACTAAATATTTTCACATTCACGGATTTTATAAATTTGGATCGAGACAAATCTTTGATGAAGATTCGGATATTTCTTGTAATGTATTAATTAAAGATAGTGATGTCGAAACTGCTGATCGTTGTTTATTAACTCGTAAAGAAAATGGTAAAATGGCTATCATAAGTATGTTTAAATTGGGAGATGAAATAATAATTTTAGGTGGATCAAAAAATCAACATTATTTATTGAGACTTATTTCTTTCGAAGAAGATTTGATGAAAATTTTGTCAATTGAGACTAATTTTGCAACACAAATACTGTGGATTTTTTTTTGTCAGTGGTGCAAAATGGATTTTGAAACTCAAGAAAAACTTCGTGATTATTTACTGAATCCTGATCAAACAACAACGAGAACTCTTTGTGGTGAATTTTTAGACGGAAAACATATGGTTGCTTTAAAAGATGGTGAACCAGAGACTATTAATTGGTTCGGATTTATAGACAATCGTGGACCAATTAATGACGATGTAAAATTATGTGATGATTTCGAACAATCAATGAAATTATTGCATAGTTTTTCATTGCCATCTGTTAGTACAGATATTATTTTAAAACATGATTTTACTCCTGAATTTCAACACTGTTTGCGATGGCAACATAATGTAGAAGGCTATGTTATCCATTGGCAAAAAAAAATGGGAGATATTTATTTGACTGTTGCAATGGAGAAATTTAAAACGTGGTGGTATGTAATTATTAGAATGGTGCGAGAATTTTTAAATAATAAACATGGCACTGATCAAGGATGGCAAGTAGCATTATTAAAACGGATGATAAAACGCAACAAAAATTATATGAAACTTGACAATCGATATATTTGGTTGTGGTATGAATTATCGTGTAAATTTATTGATTGGTTCATTGATTCTGGTTATGACAAATCTCAAACAATGTTTGCAGAAACTTCAGATGGAATGGGAAATATGTGGAATAAATTTTTAAAAGAAACTTCAAATAGTGATGATTTTTCCGATTCAAGTATTATTGAAAAAATAGAACATGTCAATTTGGATGAAAAATTGGATATTATTTCAAAAAAATATCTTAATACATTCGCCAATTTTCCAGCAAAAGGAATATTAATAATATTACAGGGAGTAACTGGATTGGGAAAATCAACTTTGAGTTACAGTGTCAGAGATGCTCTATCAGAATATACAGTTGTTCCACTAGAACAAGACACGTATGTTGCTAAATGGGGATTACATAAAGCGGGTGTTAAGTGTTTTGAAGAATGCAGTAAATTGATGAAACACATAAGTAATCCAAATGTTATTATTTTAGCACGAAATAATTCAAATTATAGTCAATATGGAAAATATGTGGATTTGGCTAATGACAATAATTATTACGTTGTTATTGTAGCTCCAAGAGATTATTTTGATATTAAATTTGGATTAACATGTTTGCAATCAACAATGCGAAGAAAAACAGGATCAAGTATTTCTAATCTTCCTATGGAAAAACAGTTCCAAATTACAATGGCTTTTTTGGCCTCTTTAAAAGAACCATCTGTATCAGAAAAAATTAACGAGGTGTTTTGGCTAGATTGGCTTCAAAAAGAATTTCCAATACCATCTTTATCTGTTCTTAAATATTATCAAGAATATTACGGTGAAACAAAAAAATATATTAATCCCTTTGATGTTCCTACTAGAAATTTAGACGAGATTATTACTGGTCTTGAATTAGACAAATCTGAATACAGCAATTATCGCATTCCTGTATTGGAACTAACTAAAATACTTTCTGACAAAATAAAACAATTATTAACATCACCATTATTTGTCAAAAAGCCACAAATTAGCAAATATAATTTCTATGGAATTTTATTGTCTAAGAAATCAATAGAAACACTATATCAAGTTGTCACAACTACACATGGTTCTGAAGTAGCTAAATTAATTCCCCTCAAAATTAAAAAACCATGGTTAATTTTGTATGATCCAATATTTAACTCAAAAAAATATTCGGTCAATTCAATAATTTTAAACACTAAAGTAGAAATATTTATTGTCGGAGTTATTTATGATTATCATAAACAGATCATTATATTTAATTGCACTTTGAAAAATACAAAAAACCAATCATTAGATCATCTAGTTGCATCTAAACATCCAATAATAATTTTTGATCTTGAACCAACAAAATCAGATATTCATTATAAGGAAGCCATCAATAGTTTGTTAAAGGAACAAAATTTGGGCAATGAAATATTAGTTAAAAATATTAAATTAAATGGAGAAATATCTGGATGGTGAATATTTTTCCTTAATTTTCCTGTTCCAATATATTTTATTTATCTTGAACATATATTTTAATATAAACCTATTTAAAGAACTGAGGAAGATATACGACCATATTGAAACGGTGGCATAAATGAGTATAAACATGTATTCAAAGAGGCGTCCAAATAGTGGGACAAATATTGGGACACTAGATAGCAATCATCGTAAATTTGTTAAGAAATTTAAACAGCAAAAAAAAGAGATACCTAAACTACAACATAAGATAAAAACACTTGAAAATGAATTAAAAATGATAGAAAATAAACATGTTAATGATTATACAATAGAAGATATTGAGAGAAAATCAGAAATAAAACAAGAGATTAAAAAAATAAACTCAACCATTCATGATGTTGAAAATAATGTTACAGAGATGGAATACTATGCAAATATTAGCGAAACCATAACTAAATATTATGATTTAATTAATATTAATGAATTAACATCAGAAAATCTGACAAATAGTAATAATAATTTAGAAAATATAAAAAAAAAAGAAGTTGAATTGGATGAAGAATTAGATGATCTTGATCGTGTCAATCAAATGTATAAAAAAGACAATGTTAATACTGGAAAAAAACTGCCCAAAAAAAGAAAACGAATAAAAATACGCGAAGGTCCAACTATACTTGACTGTTTAAAATCTGGATCGATGGAATCAGCCGAAAAAATAAATAAAACACAACAAACAGAATCGGTGTTATTGCCGCCACCTCCAACCGCACCCGATAATACACGAGCATCTTTACTTCATGAATTTAAATTATTAATTGATCCCGAGTATATTACAGATATAAATCATACTGCTACATCTTACACATGCGATGAGTGCGAAATTGAGAGAGTAATGATACCAAATGAGGGACGTTTTGTGTGTCCAGAATGTGGTGAATGTATATTTGCACTTATAGAAACTGATATGCAAAATCAAAAAGATTCTATCACTGGAAAGCCTGGATATCCATATAAACGAATTAACCATTTTAATGAATGGTTAGCACAATTTCAAGCAAAAGAAAATACTGAGATACCAGAAAAGGTATATCAAATGATTAATAAAGAATTAAAAAAAATGTGTTTTTTTGATTTAGAAAATTTAAGTTATCAAAGAGTAAAAAAAATATTAAAAAATCTTCATTTGACACAATACTATGAACACGTCCCATATATTATAAGTAAAATAAATGGATTACCGCCTCCAACAATTGGACAAAAAATGGAAAATAGATTAAGAAATATGTTCTTAGAAATTCAAGAGCCTTTTCACAAACATTGTCCGCCAGATAGAACAAATTTTTTAAGTTATTCATACGTGTTACACAAATTATGTCAATTATTGGAACTGGATGATTTTACCAAATGTTTTCAGTTATTAAAAAGCAGAGATAAATTAAGACAACAAGACAAAACGTGGGAAAAAATATGTGAAGATTTGATGTGGGAATATTATCCAAGTGTTTAAATTTTGCTTGTTTAAAAATATTGAATGTTTAATTATCAATGACAACTATCATAGTTAAATATCCAATATACTTCAATCATGTCTGCATCATCGTTCGATACATTTTCTCAATCTCTTTCACCAATTGTGCCTCCTCCTCCTCCACCATCGCCCATTCAATTGACTAAAGAAGAGCGATTATTGGAGTATGTTAAAGCCAATGTTGCAGAAAATGATTTGTTGGGTTGTATTGCAGCCATCGATAAATTTTGTTATGATGGAAATTGGATGATGAATCTCGGCGATAAAAAAGGACATTATTATACAAATGAACTTAAAAAATCTGGCTCAAAGATTGGACTAGAACTTGGAACATATGTTGGGTATTCAGCATTGCTATCAATTGAAGCAATGGGTGAAGAGGGAAAAATGGTATGCATTGATCCAAATGATACAACAAATAAAATAGCGATTCAGATATTTAATCATGCTGGTGTTCTAGATCGTATATTATTGCTTCAGGGTGATTTGCCAAGCAATATTGAAACACTCACCGAGAACAATTATGTTTTTGATCATATTTTCTTTGATCATTTTAAATCATTGTATTACAGAGATTTAATGATCCTCGAAGAAACAAGTTTAATTAAAAAGGGAACATTGATGTTTGCCGATAATGTTGTATATTTTAAAATTCAAGATTATTTAAATCGTGTCAATGATGATAAATATTATTATGATCAAGCTTTACATGAAGATTATTTAGAATACACAAAAGATACAGATAAGGAAAAATTAATTGACGGAGTTCATGTCGCTTATTGGAAAGGCTGGACAGATAAAGTTGAAATTAAAGAAACTAATCAAATGACTAATTTTTTAACTAATGTTAAAGTGTTTCAATTTCTCAATCGGGTCAAGGAAGTTCTAAAAAAAAAATAAGTTAAAGAATGCACCGCTTATTGATTTATTTGATGGATTATAATTTGGTAAATTTTAATCAATACAAAGAATTAAATATAATAAAAAAAACTACTCCTGTGAATTTGACTCTGACCAACGAAGAAAAAAAACAATTACTTGGTTTCAATAATCGCAACAATAAACAATTATGTAATAAAATATTTTTGGAACAATTAAAGAAAAACAAGTTAATTAAAGTTAAAACAGAAGACACTGATTTAAACCAGTTATTAAAAATATTCTTGGAAAAATATAAAATGGGTGAATTATATCCAATTATTTTACCGCGATATATAGAATTAATAAACAAATATGACAAGTCATACTTTGTTGCTCAAGGTGAGTCATTATGTAATTTTGTAGTAAGACGTATTTTATTAGAACTTGAAATGCTAGATTATCGAGAAAAATTACCTATTTTGCGTTCAAATGAACTTGGCAAATATTCTAATATATCCAATAATTCGATATCAGAAAGTATTCAGCTGGTAAATAAATTATATTCATCGATTAAAAATAAAGAATATAATAAAAATAACAGCACTGATGACGAAGAAGATTGGTAATTATTTTTATGATATTAATTTATATGGATAAAACACCAGATAAAAAAGAAATTATAAAAAGATTATTTAAATACTTGATAATTTGGATTGCTGTTACAATTGCAGCCAAATTGATTCCAACATCATGCCGACTATCAATAAAAGAAACTACAATGGTTGGTGTCGTTGGAGCAGTCACATTTGCGTTATTAGACATGTATGCACCAGCTGTATACCAAAAACAGGATGAT